TGCAAACGTTGAAGTAAACATGAGAATTCTCCATCGAGAATTCTCGCAGGGTCACGGTTATGTAAAGCGGAAACCGCTCGTTTTCGGCGGCGGGCCACCGAAACCGCCGCCGACTCCGCATAATAATTTGCTCCGCATACTACAGAATCAACAAGTAGCATTCAACCGCCTCCCTCTCTCCTGGCCCGCCACTGCTGTGGCGGGCTTTGCTGCTTCTGGACTCGATTCCTGCTCATTCGGCCCAAGCGCCGGGCGAACGAACGTGGGCCAAACGTGGCGCAGCGGTGGCCAAACCTCGGCCGACGATGGCGAAGGATTTGGCGATGTCGACAAATAACGCTGCGCGGCAATATTCAGATGACAATGGGACCGTTATCGAAAACCGATTTGCGGAACTGGGGCTTTGCCAGCACCGCCTGCGTCAGCGCGGTCACTGCCGCTTGGATTCCATCTATTCGCTTGGCGGATTTCAAACGTTCTGGCTTTGCCGGCTGGCAATTGTCTTTTTTATCGTATTGCAGCTGCAGACAACTCGTCATCCAGTTTAAGACCGGATTGTTTCCGTGCTGCAGCTTCCGCTCCACATATGCACTTAGCAGGAACTTGGTCGCATGACTGAGATGCAGGAAGCTCTGTTGTACCTCGATCATCTGCACGCCGTCTTCGGCCAACTGAATGGCTTCGGTCCGGAAATTGTAACGATCATACGGCACGCCCCGCAGGTCGAATACGCCACGCGCCCAATGGATACAGTTCTTTACTGCGCGCAGATCGATCGCATCTCCGGGGGTGGCTTCGATGAAACCGCGCCTGATCCAGTCCGAGAACGGCACCCGACACACCCGTTCCAAATGAACCACCCGTTCCTTGGGCATCCAGAAGAAAGGCAATAGCGTCCACACCTCCGTTCCAGCAAACGGCGGGAAGACGAATGTCAAAGCGGTTAGGTCCGTAGTCCAAGAGGCATCTACGCCGCCCCAGCACTGTTTGTCGCGCAGTCCCCACTGTTGGATGAGCGAATCGACGTCGTAACCCGGCCACTCGTCCAACTCGATGCCGCCTCCGCAGCGCATCCACTTGGACATATCAATCACCGGATCTTCCTGCGACTTCAGCGGGATGTTGAGGTTGTATCGCAGATACTTGGGACGCTGCGACGGTTCCGCAAGGGCCTTCTCCAGTTCCCCCACAAGAGCCGCATCCTTAAGGAACCCTCCCAGGTCTTCATGGCTGGGATTGGCTGTCAGGCGGGCCTCTCGCGATTTCCAGTATTCCGGATCGCTCTCCACGCGTTTGGCGTCTGCTTCCCAGATAGCGGCATAGAACTGATCGGACTTCAGTGATCCGTCGAGCACCTTCTTGGCCTGCTGGTATTCTCGCCACCAGAGCTGTGACTCGTATTCGGCGCCGGCGGTCGTGATGCCGATGTCCAGAGGTTCTTCGCGCGAGATCTGTCCCTTGGTCACCACGTCGTACAGTGTTTCAGCGCGTGCGGTCTTCCAGCGATGAAGTTCATCACGGATCAACAGGCTCGGCCGGATGCCATCCTGCACGTCTCCATCGGCGGACAGCACGGCGTAGAATCCGGGCCCACCATCCCGGCGCACGATGCGCTTTGTGCTCGGGAGGACGCGCAGCCGGCTCGCCAAATGCGAATTGGCTCTTACCAATTGCGCGGCGGCCTTAAAGATGATGCCGGCCTGATCCTTGGCGGCCGCGGTGCCGTAGGCTTCCGGATTCCATTCGTCCTCCATCAATAGGTGATAGATAGGCAGCCCACCGACGATGAAGCTCTTGCCGTTCTGCTTGGCAACCGATATGTAGGCACGCCGGTATCGCCGCCGGCCATCCTGCGCCTCCACAGTTCCATAGATGTCCCGCAGCACTTGGCGCTGCCAGCCAAGTAGCACGTACCCCAGCGGTGGGTACAGAATCTCGGCGTAGAAACGTTCTACCTTGCATGCGCGGCACTGCGGTTTTCCGTTCGCCCGGATTTCGCACCAGGTCTCGGCACCACAGTAAGCGCAGGTGTCCGGCCGGTAGTCAGCCACACAGCTTGGCCTCCAGGTAGTCAACCGCGGCGATGTCGGAGGCCGAGATGCGAGAACGCGATGCTGGCGTCAGTCCGAATTCCCGCCGTTCAATGATCACGCGCGAGGCCAGGTCTCGGATCACACTCATCGCCAATCTGCCGTTGGTCATCCCGAGCAGGGCAAATAGCGGGCCGGCGGGGAGGTTCTTACCCTGCTTCCTGGCCTCTGCCTTCAGGGCGTTCGCCATCTTTCGCAAGCCGACGTAGCCCTCCTCCAACAGGGCTTCATCTTCGGCAAGCTGCCAGAGCGACCGCTGATCGACACGCCGCAGCACACCGGAGGGCGCCATCTCGTGTGCCAAGTCGTCCCAGATCCGCTTAGCCGCGCGGCTGATCCTCTTCGGCGGGGCGGGAATGCCGCAATCGTACTGCGGTTCATTTTCGGGTAGCGGCCGCTTCGAAGGGTTCCCCTCAAGAACGCGGATGCCGGTCGGCTTCGGTGCTGGTCCCCTCAACCCCATCGCTTCACTCCTTTCTCCAAGTCCAGTAGTGGGCCCTCGCCTACGCGGCGGCGGCCAGTCGCTCGATTCGAACCTCATCGAATGTGGCGCCGTTGCCTTCCGGCGTGGCGAGTCGTGCTTCTAATCTTGCTTCCGCGGCCAACAGGCGATTCACAATCACATCGCAGTAACGCGGGCTGACTTCCGCGCAGTAGCCCTGGCGTCCGGTGCGGAGGGCGGCCACCGCCGTGGTGCCACTGCCCCCGAAGGGATCGTAGACCAGGTCGCCGGCGTCGGTGAAGGCGCGAATGAAGAACTCCGGCAGAGCGATCGGAAAGGGCGCCGCGTGCTCACCTTGCCCGCTCTCGGTGGTCGCTTCAATTACGTTGCTCGGCCGCGCAATACCCGCGAAGCGTCCCTGCTCATCCGATGCCCTCGTCTTGCGCATCGCCCGCCCGAGAGCGGTGTTCTCCGCAGCCATCCCGCGCCGGCCTGAGCCCAACAGACCGCTACCGGAGGTGGACTTCGGATTATTCGGAGAGTAATCGAAACAATCCTCTGACCTGTGGCCGACCGCTTGGGGCCGGAACCGGATCTGGGGTTGCCGGCAGAAATGGAAGATCGGTTCCCAGGCGTTTTTGAATCGGTTGCCCCAGCCGCCCGGCACACCATTGTCGGTCTTGCGCCAGCAGAACTCATCGACGAAGCGCCACCCCCACTGCCGCACATGCGCTAGCACCAGGTCCTTGACGTAGAGGACTCGCTGCCCGTCTTCGGCGTGCTCCTTGATGTTCAGCAGGTAAGATCCATCTGGCGCGAGGACGGCGGCAATCACCCGGGCCACGTCTCGGTACCAGTCCACATACCGCTCCGGAGGGATGGGCTCGAAACCGCTGTTCTGGTCATAGGTTCGGCGATCGGCATAGGGCGGCGACGTGATCACCAGGTTCGCCTTGCGCCCACCGAGCAGCCGCTCGACCGCCGCCAAGTCGCGGCAGTCACCGCATAGAACGCTGTACTTCATGCCGCCACCGCCTCCGGCACTCGCTCCGCGGCGATCTCCGCGAACGTTCGGCCGTCACCTGCAAGAGTGGCATCGCGGCCAGAGTATTCCTGCCAGCGCCGGACGCAGACGTCGACATATCGGGGGTCCAACTCCATTCCCAAGCCGCACCTGCCGGTCTTCTCACAAGCGATGATCGTGGAAGCCGATCCCAGGAACAGATCCAAAACAGCATCACCCACCCTGCTGCTGTTCACCAGCGCCCTCTCGATCAGCTCTACGGGCTTCATGGTGGGGTGCAGGCGATTGGCGGCGGGCTTGTTCTGCTGCCACACGGTAGATTGGGTCTTGTCGCCGTACCAGGTGTCAGACTGTCCAGTGACGTGGGCGTAGAAGATTGGCTCATGCTGGAACTTGTATCGGCCGAAGCCCCACGCGAATGTGTTCTTAGCCCAAATAATCTGGCAGCGGACCTCGAAGCCGGCTGCTTCCAGCGCATTCTCGAATTCGCGCTGCCATGATGACGAATGGCAGATGTACAACGAGGCCGCCGGCGTGACGGCAGTTCGCATCGCACGAAACGCGGCTTCCAGGAACTGCTTGAACTCGTCTCCGGACATCCGGTCGTTTTGAATGGTCAGACGCTCTTCGGTATAGCCGTGATAGTCGCAGTTGTAGGGCAAATCGGTGAAGGCCATGTCCGCCTTCCGCCCACCCATCAATTGTTCAGTAGCGTCAGTGGATGTTGAATCGCCACACATCACGCGATGGCCGGATTTACCGGACGCGCCTGTGCCGCCGCTGGCCGGCGCGAGGAGCCAGAGGTCCCCTGGTCGCGTTACCGGTACATCGGGCGGGGCCGGCGCTTGGTCTTCGTCATCTCGATCCTCGGCCTTGGGCTCGAGCGCCGCGATCTCGGCGGAGTCGAAACCGGTGAGGCTCAAATCGAAATCCAAACCCCTCAAATCGAAGAGTTCTTGGGCCAAAAGCTCGTTGTCCCACTCAGCCCAGGAAACCGACCGGTTCACCATGAGCCGAAAGGCTTTAACCTGCGCGTCGCTCCATTCGTCGCATAGCAGCACCGGGATGTCACTGAGGCCGAGTTTGCGCGCGGCTTTCAGCCGCAAATGGCCGTCCACAACCTCGCCGCTGGAGCGCGCCACCACCGGGATTTTGAAGCCGAACTCCTTTATCGACGCGCACATGCGGTCAACTGCTGCGTCGTTCTTGCGCGGGTTGCGCGCGTACAGCACGAACCGATCAATGGGCCATATTTCAATCTGCATGGGTCAACTCCGGGAAAAAGTTCAAAACCTGCGGCTTTTCACACGCGAGCCGGCTACGGATCGCCGAAGCCGAGTTAGTGGGAAGGATGACCGGCATCCCCCTCATGTCCGACTATCTCGTCGTGTCTTCCGCGAGTGACAACTGCTACACAGCCCTTGTAAGTTATCGAGTGACCACATCTCGCCGCCGTTGCGTGTCGGTATGATGTGGTCGGCTTCGGTGCTAACTTCATCGCCGCACGACTTACACAGCAGATCGCGTTGTAGCACAATCGTCCGCAGCGCCCGCCAGCGGACGGTATTGTAGATGCGCAGCGGATCATCACGCCGCGTACGGTCATACTCCTGGGCCGCCATGTTTCCAGTGTGCTCGGGGCAGTCGCTGAGATTCGGACATCCGGCGT